ATCAACAACATGAAGACCAAGTACCGATTGGACTGCCTCTTCGGTGTGGTGTGCAAGCAGCCCGAAATGGCTGGCGTGCTGATGTTCAACTGAGCCACCAGGAGCAACCGAAATGGCACAGCAAATTGTTTTCCCCTACGGCGACGTTCAAGTCTCGCTGACTGCCACCCAGGCAATCGCGGTGCGCACCACGGGTCCGGGCAATCCGGCGTCTGTCTACCGGCAGGCTGGCTTCCCGAACTACCCGAACTCGTACACCTTGCTCGGCACCGTGTCCGACGAGGAGAAGAGCTTCGGGCCGTTCACGGGCGGCGGCGTGATCAAGATCGAAGCCGGCCCGAATCAGGTGTTCTACAACGTCGACGCGAACCCGATGGGCGCGGTCGTGTTCGACGCACCGATTGGCAACCCGTCGTTCTTCGGCTACTTCACGGACTTCGTGGAGTACGACTCGGCAACGTGGACGATCACCGAGACGGGCGCGGGCACCGACCTGTCGGGCGACGAAGTGGGCGGCACGGTGGTGTTCACCAACGCTGCGGCCGACAACGACAAGCACGCCTTGCAGCTCGGCAAGACCAACGGCGAGTGCTTCAAGTTCACGGGTGGCAAGGCGCTGTGGTTCGACGCTCGGTTCAAGGTGGACAACGTGCTGGCCGACACCATGATCGGTCTGTACGTCACGGACACCGACCCCGAGGGTGGCGTGTCGGATGGCGTGTACTTCCGCCGCCTGACCACCGCCACCGCGCTGAACCTCGTCATCGAGGCGTCTTCGACCGAGACGGTGGTGACGACCGGCATCGTGATGGCCAACGACACCTACGTGAACGTCGGCTTCTACTACGATGGCGCGAAGCTGTTCTACACACAGAACCGCCAGATCATCGGTGAGGCGACCTCGCTGGCCAACCTGCCGACCGGCGAACTGCGCCTGTCCCTGCTGGTGCAGAACGGCACGGCGGTGGCGCGGTCGATGACGGTGGACTGGGTCGGCGCTCACCAGCAGCGTTGATAGGCGCGAGTTAAACGCGGGCGGTATGGGTTGGGGGCTCCCGGCCGCCGCCCGCGTTTTCACATCTGGAGACTGAGATGCCGATGAAGAATGGTTACTCGCAGAAGTCGATCAGTGCCAACGTGTCGAAGGAAATGAAGTCCGGCAAGCCGCAGAAGCAAGCCGTGGCCATCGCGCTGAACACGGCGCGCACGGCGGCCATGAAGGCTGGCAAGCCGGGCAAGGCCCCTGCGAAGAAGGGCATGAAGTGAAGACGCCTCCCGGCCTGTACGCGAACATCGCCGCCAAGCGCAAGCGCATCGCTGCCGGCAGCGGCGAGAAGATGCGCAAGCCTGGCGCAAAGGGCGCACCGACCGCCGCCGCGTTCCGCGAGTCGGCCAAGACGGCGAAGAAGGGCAAGAAATGATCCGCGTCGAACTGCCGACCATCCTCTACAAGCGAGGCGGCACCTGGCCTGGCCCGTTGGACAGGTACGGCAACGCGACGACGTTCTCGACGCTGGCCTGCGACACGATGGAGCAGGTCGAGGCGGCGCTGGCCGATGGCTGGCACCTGAACGTCTGGACGGCCTGCGACCAGGCTGGGCCGTGGGACGAGGAGGTGGTCGAGGCCGAGGTGGTTGAGGTTGCCCCGGAACCCGAGCCTGCGCCCGCAGACAACGCCCCGCCGACCCGCGCCGAGATGATGCAGCAGGCCGAGCTGCTGGGCCTGAAGGTCGATCGGCGCTGGAGCGACGAGACGCTGCTGGCGAAGATCAACGCCGCGATGGCGGCCGAGCCTGCCGCGGACGATCCGATCTGAGGCCCGCATGAGCTACACCAAGCGCCAGTTCGTGGAGGAAGCCTTTGCCGAACTCGGCATGGCGAACTACACCTTCGACCTCCAGCCGCAGCAGCTCGACTACGCGCTGCGCCGGCTGGATGCGATGATGGCGACCTGGAATGCCAAGGGCATCCGGCTAGGCTACCCGCTGCCAAGCAGCCCGCAGGACAGCGACCTCGACACCGAGACGCAGGTGCCCGACAGCGCGAACGAGGCCATCGTCGCCAATCTGGCCATCCGCATCGCGCCGCAGTACGGCAAGCAGGTGCAGATCGACACGCGCACGACGGCCAAGCTCGGATACGACACCCTGCTGGCTCGGGCCACGTTCCCTGCCGAGCAGCAGTTCCCCCGCACGCTGCCGCTTGGCGCAGGGCAGAAGCCGTGGCGCTACGACACGCCGTTCATGCCGGGGCCGGTCGATCCGGTGCTGGCTGGGCCTGACGGCCCCATCGAACTCTACTGAGGGCGCACCATGCCGCTGATCAATCAACTACCTGTCGTCTCGCAGCTGTCCAGCGGCGACCAGATCGCGGTTTACAACACCGCCAACGGCGACGCCAGGCGCTCCAGCCTGAACACGCTGCTGCAGTACTTCCAGCAGACGTTCGCCTCGCCCACGATGTCGGTGAACCTGTACGTTCCGGGGACCGGCTTCAACATCGCCCTGCCCACGCCTGCCACGGCGTCCATGTGGGCGCTGCTGCAGCCTGCCGGCACGCTGGCCACCGGCACCGTGACGCTGCCGCTGAACTCTGCCACGCCCGATGGCACCGAGGTGCTCATCACCACGACGCAGCAGATCACGGCCTTTACACTCGCGCTGAACGGCGCTACGGCGGCCTACGGCGACCCGGCTACGCTCGCGGCAGAGGACAACTTCCGCATGCGGTTCTATCAGCCCACGAACTCGTGGTATTGCATCTCTTGACGAGGTAACCCATGTCCGTCCAAGCAGCATTCAACCCGGCCTATGGTACCGGCACCACCGTGTCTCCGGGCGTCAACTCGGCGTCGAGCACGATTGGTGTGGGCAGCAAGGCGCTGGTCATCACGAATCTCAGCACGACCGTGTTGTCCTACATCCGCGTGGGCACCGGCTCCACGACCGCTACGACTGCCGACTACCCCGTGCTGCCAAACACGCAGATCGTGGTGTCCAAGGCGCAGGACCAGAACACGGTGGCTTACATCGCTCCTGCCGGCGGCGGCTCGATCCACATCTTGGCGGGCGAGGGGTACTGAGTCGTGTTTCCGTTGACGCGCTCGACTGGCAGGAGTCGGTTTTTCGGGGTTCCTGCGCCCGCTGCGCTGTCGAGCGTCGAGTACCTCGTCGTTGCTGGCGGGGGCGGCGGGGCGTGCGGTGGCGGTGGCGGTGCGGGCGGGTATCAAACTGGGTCGCTGTCCGTTTCGGCGGGGGCGTCAGTTACTGTTACTGTCGGGGCGGGCGGCGCGCCCGGAGCAAACGATGGTTCTACGCGTGGCACCAATGGATCGAACTCCGTATTCTCGTCCATCACCTCATTGGGTGGTGGTGGTGGTGGCGCGTATGGGACGACTTCTGATGGACGTTCAGGCGGCTCTGGAGGCGGTGCTTACTTTACCGGGACGGGAGGCGCAGGCACCAGCGGCCAAGGTTTAGCGGGCGGCAACGCGCCCGGTAACGCTGATTTGAGCGGCGGCGGCGGCGGCGCGGGTGCTGTGGGTGGGGTCGGAACTGGCACCGCAGGCGGCAACGGCGGGGCCGGTCTGAGTTCTTCAATCACTGGATCGTCAGTTGGGTATGCCGGCGGCGGCGGCGGGCGCGGCACATCTGCGGGTGGCACAGCCACGCAGGGCGGCGGCGCGGGTGGCACGGGCGGCAGCGGCACATCGGGAACCGCAAACACTGGCGGCGGCGGCGGCGGCGCGGCGGGCGGCGGGACGCCGGGAACCGGCGGCTCTGGCGTAGTCATACTCGCCTATCCCGACACGTTCCCGGCGATCACAAGCGTCGGCGGTGGCCTGACCTACTCCGTCTCAACCGTCAGCCGCGCCGGGTATCGGGTCTACACGTTCACTGCCGGCACCGGCTCGATCACGATCTGACATGGCCGCAATCCCCATCGTCGCAGGCATCTATTCGGACGCAGGCCCGGACATTCGGACCGCGTTTCCGGTCAACCTGATGCCCGTCCCAAAGGGCTCAGGCGTGAGCCAGGAGTACCTGCGACCGCACGATGGCGTGGTGCAGTTCGGCGTGCTTGCCGACTCTGCCGACCGTGGCGGCATCAACTGGCGTGGCGTGTGCTACCGGGTGATGGGCACGAAGCTGGTCAGTGTGTCGGCTGGCGGCGCTGTCACGGTGCTGGGCGACGTAGGTGGGCCAGCGGGAGAGTACGTCACCTTTGACTATTCCTTTGACCGTCTGGCCATCGCCAGCGGCGGGAGCCTGTACTACTGGGACGGCGCGGCGCTGACGCAAGTCACCGACCCCGACCTCGGAACGGTGCTTGATGTCGTGT